GACCTGCTCGACAACCTTGAGGTAGCCGGTGGGGGTGTTGAGGTCGCATCCGTCTTTGGACAGCCACATGGACAGGTGCCCGGCTCGGTGGTGGTGCTTCCAGGCTGCGATCCGGCCGCGCAGGCCGTGGTGGCCCTCACCGGCCAGATAGACCACATTGCCGTGGCGCACCTTCTGGCCGCACCACTCGGCCATGCCACTGGCCATGCGCAGGCACCAGTCCAGCACCACAAAGGTCTTGCCGCCGCCCGATGGGCCGTGGACCATGATCAGCGCCTGGTCCTGAACCCAGCGCTTGACCAGCCAGGAGATGGGGGCTGGCTGGGCCGAGAAGTCGTCGGCCGGGATCAGCCAGTCGTCGTCGGGGGGCAGCAGAAGGCTGGCCAAGTCGTGCCCGGCCTGCGCATAATCGTTGGCATCCCCTTGCAATGGAGGCATGACCATGCGCGCGCCGAACTTGGCCGAGGCCTGCTCCGCGTAGCGTTGGCCAACCCCAGATGCGTCGTGGTCAGCCACGATCACAATGTCCTGGGTCGCGCCGTACATCTCGCGCAGGGTACCAGTGACCGGCACCAGGTTGCTGGCGCTGTAGGCCACCACCACCGGCCTGCTGGTGGTCTCGTGGATGGTCGCCGCCGTGGCAAAGCCCTCGGCCACGAACAGCGTTCCCGGCTCGTCCATAGTTCCCAGCATCCAGAACTTGCCGCCTGTCTGGCCGCCAGGGTGGTAGAGCTTGCTGCCGTCGTGGCTGATGTACTGCAGGCTGGAGAGGCCGCCGTCCTGGCCGTACAGTGGCACCACCAGGCGACCGTCGCCGGTCACGCGCGCGCCGTGCACACCGATGCCCTTGCGGGTAAGGTAGGGGTGGTCCGGGTGAGCCGCCTGGGCTTGCTGCCAGATGGTCTCGACGGTGGCAGAGGCCACCTCGTGCTGGCGATCGAGTTCCGCGTCGCGGATCGCCTTGGCCTCTGCGATGCGCCTGGCGTGCGCCATTTCCTCGGTCGGTGTCAGCTTGCGCCCAACGTCAGCGCGCCATGGTGACTCGAACCCCATGCGCCAGCATCCAAAGCGCCCGGCCGGGACACCATCACCAAAGATCAGGTACCAGCCCGGCTTGTCGCCGCCCTTGTTGCCGCTGCCCTTGGTGCCGGACTTGAAGCGGTGAATCTTGCCGTCCATGACGATGTGGTCTGGCGGATCCAGCCCAGCCGCCCGGATGGCGTCGATCAGTTGTTCCTCGGGTGGTGCGATGCGTTTTTCTGGGGGTGGCGACCATGGGCCGCCGAGCACTTTGGACAGGTCAGCCATGCGTTGTGGCCTCCTGGCGTGTCAGGTACGCCATCACGCGCTGCACCGTCTCGTACTTGGGGCTGGTCGCCCCAGCCATCAGCCGGTAGAGCACGTTCGGATGGACGCCTGCGCCTCGGGCCACAGCCTGGATATTGCGGTCTGCCAGCATCTGCCGCAGCTTTTCAAGTTCGGGCATGTTTCACCTCTTATGCAAAAAAAATCTCATCAGGTGTTGCAATCCTAACCGAAGTCGAGTAAAGTTGCAACCACTGCGCGAACGGAATTGGCCGAAGGCGCAGCAAACGAGGAGATTGAAATGAGCAGCAAGTTTGAAGTCGGTGTCGTTTCTGACCTGTTCGACGCAGGTCGTCAAGATGATGGTCAGCCGTTCATCGCTGAGCGCTTCTTCGTCGAGCTGGTGAACGTGAACACCGGCCGCCGCTGGAGGCACAACCTGGCCATCAATGGCACCAAGTGCGAATACTGCGAAGAGACGGGTGATCCGTATTTCCCTGATCTGCGTGCAGATGCCACCGCACGCCTTGAGCGCCTGGTGGCTCGTGTTCAGCAGCGCCTGGCAGAAGGTGGTCGCCTGGACGCAGATCAGTGGTACGAAGTCGATCCGGTTTACGGTTCTGACGAGTATGAGCGTCAAGGTATCGAGCTGCAGCGTGTCTTCGCTGAGCGCGCTGCTCATTGACAACAACGAGGCCGGTGAAAGCCGGCCATTTTTGCAACCAAGAAGGAGAGCCAACATGGCAATCAACGTGAAGACCACCGGCAGCCTGGCTGCCAATGGTGTGAAAGTCCTGGTCTACGGCCAGGCCGGTGCAGGCAAGACCTCACTGATCAAGACCCTGCCCAACCCCATCGTGCTGTCGGCTGAAGGAGGCCTGCTGTCCATCCAGGATGCCGACCTGCCCTTCATCGAGATCAGCGACATGGAGACGCTGCGGGAGGCCTACACCTGGCTGACGCAGTCCGACGAGGCCAAGGGGTTTCAGTCGGTCGCGCTCGACTCCATCAGCGAGATCGCTGAGGTGGTGCTCAATGCCGAAAAGAAGGCCACCAAAGACCCACGCCAGGCCTACGGTGCGATGCAGGAGCAGATGGCAGACATCATCCGCGCCTTCCGCGACCTGCCCGGCCGCCACGTCTACATGAGCGCCAAGCTTGAGAAGACCCAGGACGAGATGGGTCGCGTGCTGTATGCGCCATCAATGCCCGGCAACAAAACCGGCCAGGCGCTGCCTTACTTCTTCGATGAGGTGCTGGCGCTTCGGGTCGAAAAGGATTGCGAGGGCGTCACGCAGCGCGCCCTGATGTGCGACAGCGACGGCCTTTGGCTGGCCAAGGACCGCAGCGGCAAGCTAGAAGCTTGGGAAGCGCCGGACCTGGGCGCGATCATCTCCAAGATGGGGAACAAAAAATGAACACTAAATATGAATTTGTACCAGGCGATGAAATCATTATCGCACCGGGTCGCACACTCAAGCGCATCCGCGCACTCGTCGCAATCTCCCATTTCGTCAGCCCCGGCGCACTTGGGGGATATATCGAGAGCGAAAAGTCCCTCGATATATCCGGCGACGCTTGGGTGTACGGCGACGCTCAGGTGTACGGCAACGCTCAGGTGTACGGCGACGCTCAGGTGTACGGCGACGCTCAGGTGTACGGCGACGCTCGGGTGTACGGCAACGCTCAGGTGTACGGCGACGCTTGGGTGTACGGCGACGCTTGGGTGTACGGCGACGCTCAGGTGTACGGCAACGCTCGGGTGTACGGCAACGCTCAGGTGTACGGCGACGCTCGGGTGTACGGCAACGGCCTCGTCGTCTGGTTCTCCCATGTTGGGTCAGAAAACGGGACGCTCACTGTCTACAACACCAAAGACAACACCCTAGAAGTCACTCGCGGGTGCTTCCGTGGAACCGTGGATGAGTTTCTCGCAGCGTCAGAAAAGAAGCACGATGACCAAACGCACCTTGAATACAGACTGTTGATAGAAGTTGCTCACAGCAGGATAACTAAACATCAGGAGAGCAAAAATGACTGATCACGAAAAACTTCTTGACGACTTGAACACGCTGTCGTCGCTGTGGCTGGCCGCCAAGCAGGCCGAGGCTGACGCAACAGCAGACCGCCGCAAGATCGAGGACCGCATCAAGTCCTTGGTCGGTGTGGCTGATAACCTGGAGGGCACCGAGACGGTCGACCCGGACCAGTTCACCATCAAGATCGTCGGCCGCATTGACCGCAAGATCGATGGCGACAAGGTGCAGGAACTGGCCGCCGAGTTTGGCCTGACAGAGCACCTGGCCAGCCTCTTCCGGTGGAAGCCGGAGATCAACATGGCCGTCTGGAAAGCAGCGGATGAGGCCATCACCAAGCCGCTGGCAGCAGCAATCACGGCCAAGCCTGGCCGCCCTTCATTCACCATCACTCGCAAGGAGAAGTAATCATGGCATTCCTCGGACAAACCTTTGACGTCAACACACTGCCTGAAGGCAACGGTGGCAACTACGACCCGCTGCCGCCCGGCTGGTACACGGCCACCATCAACAAGGCTGACCTGCAGCCGACCAAGGACGGCTCGGGCCAGTACATCAAGGTGCGCTACGACATCACCGGGCCGAGCCACCAGGGCCGCGTGGTGTTCGGCAACCTCAACATCAAGCTCGCCAGCGCCAAGGCCGAAGAGATCGGACGCCAGCAACTTGGCGAGTTGATGCGCAGCATTGGCCTGGCCAAGGTCACCGACACTGACCAACTGATCGGTGGCAGCCTGCAGATCAAGCTGGACGTGCGCGCCGCAACCGAGCAATACTCGGCAGAGAACAAGGTCAAGGGCTTCAAAGCGATCACCGGCAGCGCGCCGACCTTCGCAGCACCTGCAGCCTCTGCACCGGCAGCGGCATCCGCGCCTGCGGCACCAGCCAAGGCCACGCCGCCTTGGGCCAAGAAGTAAGGCGAAAAAATGCCCGGCCTCGCAAGAGGACCGGGCTGACAACTGCATGAAGGAGAACCTGATGAAGATTCCTGAGCCAGAGCATAGCATTCAAGGGCTGATCGACAAACACCACGAGGCCCAAGCCGAGCCGCCCAGGCCGCACATGGGTTGCAGCCAGTTGGGCCACCCATGTGACAGGTGGCTGTGGCTGTCCTTTCGGTGGGCCGTCCAGCCCCAATTTCCAGGCCGCATCCTGCGCCTGTTCCGCAGGGGCCAGATGGAGGAGGCAACCATCGTGTCCGACCTGCGCGCCATCGGCATGGATGTGCGCACCAGCAAGCAACAGGCGCGCGTGGACTTCGGTGCCCACGTGTCTGGCAGCATCGACGCCATCATCGAGTCTGGCGTGCCTGCAGCGCCCAAGAAGCGCCATGTGGCCGAGTTCAAGACGCACGGCAGCAAGAGCTTTGCTGCCCTTGAGAAGGCCGGGTCTGTGGCCAGCGCCAAGCCCGAGCACTTCGTGCAGATGCAACTCTACATGCACGGTCTGCAGATCGACCGGGCCTTGTACGTGGCGGTCTGCAAAGACGACGACCGCATCTATACCGAGCGAGTGCGCTACGAGAAGGATGTGGCCGAGAGGTACATCGAGCGAGGCCGCAGGCTGGCGATTGAGGACCGCATGCCGCCACCCATCAGCACCGACCCATCTTGGTACCAGTGCAAGTTCTGCGATGCGCACGAGTTCTGCCACGAGACCAAGGCCACCAAGCATGTGAACTGCCGCACCTGCGCGCACAGCACGGCCAAGGAGGA